ATACTTATCTTTTCCATGATTTTCTTTAGCAAGAGATTCTGCTAATTCTCTAAGTTCATAATTGGTCATTTTGAGCCTTTCGTTAATTGATAATGGAATAATACCACGGCTGGCTGACATTTTGGCTCATTTGCTTGGGCGTGTCGGGAAATTCTTTTTGTGAGTAATCTCACAAAATTTCAGGGGTTTTCCACAAGTGTTCTTAAGTTATCCACAGCCCCCGCAGCTCTGTGGGGGGTCAGGCTGACATTTGTCAACCCGACTCACCTTTATTTTTTATTTATTCATAGTCATCAAATATTTTTTCTAATTGTAAAATTTGTTCATCTGTTAAATGATCAATATTAATTACATTAGCAAAACCAAAAATATCATAATCTAAATTATTTTTATTCATTTTATTCCGCCCTTTCGTTTTCAATAATTGTGTCCTCGAAATCCAAAAGCGATTGGCGATAAGCAATCGGGTCACACTCTCGCAAAATTTGCGAGGCGGTAAAAGTTAAATTTCCAATTTCAAAAACTGGATACGATTCGTCTAGCATGTCATCAAACCAAGTTTTAATTTCGAAGGCAACATCAAAATCTAACATTTATTTTTTCTCCAATACGCTAATAATGATATTTAAATCTTTGTCTGATAATAAAACACGAGATGATCCCCATAATACGGCTAACCAATTATCGCCATATTCTTTTTTAGCCATGTTAGTAATCTTTTCGATCTTTTCATCTTTAGTCATTAGTAAGTATCCTCGCAACCTAGTTCATAGGCTTTCTCTAGTAGTTCGATTAGGGCAGGTGTTACAGGTACGCCATAGACTATGGCTAAGCCCTTTAGGGCTTGTGTTGGTGCGTATGAATAAGTATCCATATTAGCCTTCTTTCGTTGTTGTTATATTGGAGATTGTAGCAGATAGCACTGACATTGCTTGATCGGCGCTAGCCTTGCGTGTAGCAAGGACATGCGCCTTATATTCATCTAGATTCATTTAAACACCTTTTCGAATTCGGAGTATGGTAACTCGTAGTTAAATAACTGATTGCCATTTGTGCTAACGCTAGCACCCTTGCCTATTGTGTAACGCTGTAAGACAACATGCGCCATTTGAGCATCATCATCTATTGCGATTATATTTACGATCTTATGATTAACATAAGCGGAATCACCAGTAAAGAATTTACCGATAAAAAAACCATTGAGCAGGGATAGAGTCATTTTGACCCCTTTCGTTTGTAGATACTCGCAATTATAGCGTAGGCTACTGACATTTTAGGGATATGGCTCGGCGTGTCTAAATATTCTTTTTGTGTTTAATATCACATACCTTATACACATCACCCTGTGGATAAGCCAGCAAATCCAGGGTGTTTATACACAGCCCCTTAATCACCCTGTGGATAACCCCCACGTGTGTGGGGGGTCAAGCTGACAATTGTCAACTCGACACGCCGTTAGGCTACTATGATTTACGCCACAATTTTTCACGCTTGTTATAAGCCTTATAAGACTTATAAGCGACTATAGATGTGAACACTAGGGCAAGCATCTGCCATGATAGCGAGATGTAGCACCACTCTGAATCAAACATAAACCCATAGCCGTCTAGTTCTATTTTCATTTAGTATCTACCTCTCTAATATTATAAGTAAAGCCCTTACCTAATTTATTTAGTTCTGTCATTACTGTTAATAATTCATCTGCGCTATTAGCCTTCTGATTAACGGCTAGCAGGCTAGAACCTTGCCAAAGTGAGTATGTGATAGTCATTAGATTGCCTCGCTTAGTAGTAGGGATACTTGTTCATCTGTTAATTCTTGATCGCCTAGCGGGTCAAACGATTCGATAGTGTCTGACTCATCTAGATAATAATACTGATCTGCGACGGCGGTCTGAATAGACTCGTACTTATTAACGCTATTAGTAGCGTATGAATAAACATATGACATTTTTTATTCGCTTTCGTTAGTAGTTATAGTGGGAATTGTAGCGCATGGGACTGACATTTATTAAGCATTTATAAAGCATAGGGCGATTGCGATTGCTACGCCGATGAAGGCGCCGACTGGTGCCATGAAGTCGGCATTATCGTCTAGCCAGTCGATTGCGTATGTGAAGGGATTCATTAGTAACTATCCTCTACGCCTAGTTCATAAGCCTTGTTTAGTAATTCGATTAGTTCAGGTGTTGCTGTAAAGCCTTGAGCGGTTGCCATGTCCGCTAGTGTGTCTTTTGGATACATCATTTTTTATTCTCTTTCGTTAGTAGTTATGTGTTAAGCGATTATTCGCTAGGCTCACCCTTTCGGGATTATTTGCTAGGCTCACGCTCTAATTCTTATTTAATTGTTATGTCTGTAAGACTATCATCTGCTACTGACATTTAGTAGCGACACGCCCTAGGGCTTAGTGTGTCGTTAGTCACAGTAGCAATACTCATTATCGCAATCGCATGAGCGTGTAAGCGGTGGCAAAGACACTAGATCAAACAAGTCCTTACACTTATTAGGATTCTCCCACCATGGGAAACCTGCGTGATATTGAGCAGGTGCTAAGACTACCTGTCCGCAAGGGCATAGATTCATTAAACCTTTAGGATAATCGCTAACCTTAGCGAAACCCTGTCCAAAAATTGAGTTAGTCATCTGACTAATCTCCCTTCTGTTAATCACCTTGATTAACTTATGTCTTAAGACTATATGAAGGCACTGACAAAATCGAATCCAAAAAGCACACAAAACGGACATCGACCAAAATACTTGTGTGATAGTGATCACAATTGAGGTCGATATGTGCGGTCTATCCGAAATGTCCGAATTTGTTTTTATACTGTATCATACAAAATAAAAATATATTAACATTTTGTGATATTCTAAAAAAGCAGTTGACTAGAATATATGGATCCTATATACTTCAGATATGGCCTCAATCAGAACTGTTAAATGTGATATATGTGGGCGGGAACTAGAAGTAAGATCTGCCTTTGCCCATATGACGCTATCAAATCATAAAAAATCTTGCAAAGCTTGACCAATCAATTTTTGGAATGTTATAATAATTACCTTGGACAGTTTTCGGAGATAATATCAAGGGGTTAAACTCTAAGTGCGATGATGACGGAAGTTAAATTCTTTCAGATAAAAGCTACAGCTCTAACCGATGAATTGCTATCTTATAAATGGACAATTTCGGGGTTCCTAATAATTTTTCTTTATTGGGGTATAGGGGTTGTATGCTCAAATTCTGGAAGTTATCATTATAAAGAAAAGATATAATACATATAAGATATAATTCTAGTTGACTAGGATATTATTAGAGAGTACAATAGAAATATGAAGACAATAGTAGCGGGAACCATAATAGCAGTGACAATTTTTATTCTTGGCACTATATATTACATAATAGGCTAATCCCTGGGGGTATAGCTTAATGGTTAAAGCATTTGTCTTATATGCAAACGATTGTGAGTTCAAATCTCACTATCCCTACAATGAAAGAAGTTAATGAAAGATTCTATATTTATACCAATAGCTGCTTGCAATGAAAGATTTATAGAGCAAACAGTTAGAAGCGCATTACATAATGCCAAGCACCCAGAAAAAGTATTTTTTGGTATATTTAACAATATCACTAACACTACAAAATCATTGTTATCCAATGACTACATAACAAAAAATAGTCAAGTATTCTACACAGAGCTAGTAAGCGTATGTGCTATGGGCGTAGGGTTTGGTAGGCTAAATGCTTCACTATTGCAATTTACAAAATTTGATTACATGTTTCAAATAGATGCCCATATGCTTTTTCCAAAAAATTGGGATGAAAGTTTAATAGATGTCTTTAATTTAATAAAAACTGAAAATAATATTGATGAGAATAAAATTGTTTTATCGTCTGCGTCATCACTTAAATGGTTTAATTCCACAGAAGATCTATACAAAATAATGGGCTCTGGAAATGATGATAATTTTATTGAAATAGATCCTTATAATTTAGAAGAACATTTTTTAAACGATATACAAGGCGGCGCAATAAAAGTAAAAATGTTTTATGACGGAAAACAAGGAAGTGCCTTGCTTAAAGAAAATATAGGTTTTCCAATAGTATATGGAGAAAGACCAATTAAAAAAGGGTTAGATTATGAAGAAACAAATGGTGTTCATGCTTCATTTATGTTTTCAAAAGCTAATTTAAATAGAGATGTATTACATGACCCAGAAGACTTTTTTCATGGAGATCAAACTAACTACAGCGTAAGATTATTAAGTAGAGGATATAGAATATTTTCACCTAAGTATCCAGTAATATCGGTCATGGATAAAGGCAGATATGATGATAAAGAATATGATTGGAGATTTAACGAAGAAAGCGATAGAACAAATGCTCAAATCTATTTATCTTATAAAAAATCTGGAGATAGAGAGTTTTTAAACGACATAATATCTGGTAGGTATTTTGGATATTGGGGTGCTCCAGATCAAGAGTCTCTAGACCTAGCTAAAGAAAAAATTGAATATACAGAATTAGGCGGGTAATTTAAAAATTTGGTCCATAGCTCAGTTGGTAGAGCGTCGCACTGTTAATGCGAATGTCCCAGGATCGAGACCTGGTGGACCAGCTTAAGAAGATAGTCCCATTCTTAAATGTTTCTTGCATACACTAGAAACAACATAACCATTTCCTTCTACCTTGGCTATATCGTTATATTCTGCTGTATTATCGCAGAAGTAGCATTTGTCTGTAAGTGTATCCATAATATCATTGTATCATATTTGGATTTCCCGCCCTTTTGAAGCTATGTTATACCTTGGGGTACCATATCTAGCTAAAGTTGGCTCTAATTGCCTTCAGAAGGCTTCTTAGGGGTAAGTTTTCTAATAGGGGCTATCATCTTTTTAAGCCATCTTTCTATTTTATCTTCAAGTATTCCGCCAGGGGTTTCTTTCTTATAATAATCAGATTGAAAATAAGGTGAGTGAAATGTTTTAGCGAAATGATTTCTTCCCATTACACAATTATAGCATTAAACAATTATTTTAGCGTCAACCATCTTATCGTACATGTTGTTTATAATTAAGCCAAGAGACATTTGGCTCTGTTCAATATTTTTATTAGCTTCTTCTTCGCTCATTCCTGAAGCAAGGCATAGTTCTTTATTGTCCTCATTAATAGAGTCTAACATAATTTTAATTGCGTCGTCTTTAGTCATAAGACTATATTAGCATTTTGTTTTAGCAAATGTCAAGGGGGTCTTCTACCGCCGAGGCACTATTTTCGCACTTTCAATTTCGCACTGTATGCTCAAATTTATTTATAGAAACAGAAAACCCAATCGGAGGCGGATCCAATTGGGCTCTGGCATCTTGCGATGCAATGTATGGGGAACATGTGGGATGCTACGACCCATACAAATTTATTGTAGATTATCTGTTATTCAATGTCAAGCATTTTCTTCTGAAGGAGAATAAGACGGGACTGGACCAAGAAGGAATCCCTGCTCATGGTAGCTAACCATCTTAGATACCTCTTCAGGATCTGCCAAATGATTTGCTATTAAGGCTAGCATGTCATATATTCTATGAAGCATAATATAGTTAACCATTGGAAGGTTATCTTCTAGATTAGTTGTTTCATTCTCCAAGTGGTCTACCTATATCTTCCCAAAAAATTACTCTACCCATGTTATCTGTTACATTAATTAATACTGATTCATTCATTTGAGTATCTACAAAAGATTTACAGTTGCAATTACCACAAGCACACTCATGATCCATTTTCCACCTCTTTTACATGTTTAACTAATTGATCGTAATACTTAAATCCTACCGTTTTATTAAAATCACACGATAAGCAATACAAAAATATATTATCTTCCACATCCTGGTTGGGTAGAAGAGAGCCTTGATCCATGGGGCATTCTAACCTTGGAACAAGACCCTCTTCTGAAAGGGCTATATATTTAGATACATATTGTATCTTTTGCATTACTTCCTCTTTACTTTAGTAAGGGTATTGCTTTAACCATTCCTGTGCTCTTGGGGTTAGACCCTTCCAAGCTGACCAATTGGTTCCGCCATTAGTCATATAGTACGTTATCTCTGCGTTTGTTACTGGGTTGAACAGTTGTTCGTTCGATACTAAGTCGAATTTTTCTTTTCGTACTACGCCAAGTTGCCCTAGCATATTGATTTGAAAAATTCCGTAGGAACTATCTCCAGTCTTCCTATTTCCGTTATATGCAAGCGGACGTCCATTAGACTCCGTTTTTGCTATGGCCCAAGCTTTTTTAAGACCTAGACCTTGGAAACCTGCAGACTCTAAAATGAATATCAAATCTTTGTCTGCAAGTTGCTGCCATTCCGTATACTTCTTTGTAGTTAGTTTGTGCAGCTTCTCTTGCTTTAATTGGACTTCAGTTTTCATCGAAGCCTTTGCTTTTTCAGCCGTAGTGGGGTTTACTGAAAATAGAAATAATGTTATCATTACTATTACAGTGGCACTATGTACCAAGTCACTAAGACTTTGTTTTATATTCTCCATTGGCATTTCCTCCTTTAGAGATAACGAACTATAATCATAACATTGGCCGTAAGTTACTGTCAAGTCAGTTGACTAGAAAGAAATCATGGAAATATCATTTTCTACACCTATGGTGAACCTTAGATCTAACAATGGATATGGCCATGCCGCAGAAAAAATAGTTAAATCATTAACTAATTTAGGACATGTTGTTCCTTTTCAAAAATCAACATCTCCAGTTCAATTAAATTTTTCTCAACCTTTATTTTACAAATTACATAGAAATCAATATCAGATTTCTTATACTCCCTGGGAATCTACAATTATTCCAAAGACATGGTATCCATTTATAGATTCCTGTGACGAAATATGGACAACATCTAATTGGTGTGCAAATGTATTTGAAGATAATGGATTTAAGGATGTTAAAGTTTATCCTCATGGCATAGATCCTGTATGGAAACCTAAGAAACGTCAAGAATCTGATGTTATAAAGTTTTTACATATTGGAGAACCCGCCCCAAGAAAAGCGGGACAGATGGTAGTAGATGCATTTGTATCCTTATTTGGAAATGATCCTCGTTATTCTTTAACTATTAAAGCACATAACAGTAATACTACTAGAATATATAATAACTATATAGATAGAAATATTATTGGTTTACCTCATCATATGTATAGCAATATTAAGATGATAACAGATGATATTGATGAAAATCAATTAGTCAAACTTTATCATGATCATGATGTTCTAGTTTATCCAAGCTATGGAGAAGGTTTTGGTTTTATTCCGCTTCAAGCTTTAGCAACTGGTATGCCAACAATCTGTACTAGTGGTTGGGCACATTATGAAAATTATCTTGGTCCACTAAAAATTAAATCAACACTTGTAGACTCACCCTGGCCTTTCCCACATGAAGGAAAAGTTTTTGAGCCAGATTTATTTGATTTGTCTAAACAAATGGTTGAGGTTGCAAATAATTTTAAAGCATATGCTGGTTATTATTACGCCCAGTCAACTAAAATACATAACGATTATAATTGGGATCAGTTGACTAATAAATCGTTTAGTCATATTTTTAAAAAATTCTCAAAGTGACTTCCCCATTTAAATAAAGTTTGATACACTAGGATCTCACTCAAAAATTAAACAACCGCAAGGCGGAGAAACAGGTATATTATGTCAAGAACTATTGAAAACCCTTATGAAAATTTTATTGCGTTGTCTAGATATGCAAGATGGATGCCAGAAGAAAATCGTCGTGAAACCTGGGGAGAAACAGTAGATAGATACTTTACTTTTATGCTTGGCCATTTAGAAAAAGAACATTCTTATATCCCTGATAAAAAAATTGTTGAAGAAATTAAATCTGCAGTTTTTAATCGTAATGTTATGCCATCAATGAGATCAGTAATGACTGCTGGAGCAGCATTAGATAGAGATCACGTAGCAGGGTATAACTGTTCTTTTGTTCCAGTAGATTCTCCAAGATCATTTGATGAAACAATGTATATTCTTATGTGCGGGACAGGAGTTGGATTTTCTGTTGAATATAAATATGTTAATAAGCTTCCTGCCGTCCCAGATACACTAGAAAAATCTAATACAGTTATTATGGTGGAAGATTCAAAGAACGGTTGGGCAAAAGCTTATCGTGAACTTTTGGCTCTTCTCTGGTCAGGACAAATTCCAGCAATTGATGTAAGTAAATTACGCCCATCAGGTGCTCGTCTCAAAACAATGGGTGGTCGTTCATCTGGTCCACAGCCATTAGTAAATCTTTTTGATTTTACAATTGCAAAGTTTAAATCTGCGGTTGGTCGTCAATTAAAACCAATTGAAGCTCATGATATCATGTGCAAGATTGGAGAAATTGTAGTTGTTGGCGGAGTTCGTAGATCAGCTATGATTTCTCTTTCAAATATTAACGATATTGAAATGGCTCAAGCAAAATCAGGCAATTGGTGGGAACATAATTCTCAACGTGCACTTTCTAATAATTCTGTTGCTTATTCTCGTAAGCCAGACATGGAGCAATTTATTGCAGAATGGAAATCTCTTTATGACTCAAAATCGGGTGAGCGTGGAATCTATAATGTGGCAGCAGCGCAAGCACAGGCTGCAAAATATGGTCGTAGAAGCTCAGAAATACATTATGGAACAAATCCGTGTTCAGAAATTATTTTACGTCCCTATCAGTTTTGTAATCTTTCAGAAGTCGTATTACGTGAAAAAGATACAATTAAAGATGTTGAGGATAAGGTTAGACTTGCGACTATTCTTGGAACATGGCAAGCAACATTAACTGATTTTAAATATCTTCGCAAAATTTGGAAAGATAATACAGAAGAGGAACGCCTGCTAGGAGTTTCTTTAACAGGACAATTCGGACACAAGTTTTTTTCTGGAAAAGAAGGCCTTGATAAACTAGAAAAAGTTTTATCTGATTTAAGAGAAAAAGCAGTAAATACAAATATTGCAGAAGCAGGGAAAATTGGGATTCCCGCTTCAGCCGCAGTAACATGTGTTAAGCCATCAGGCACAGTATCTCAATTGGTCGGGGTTAGCTCAGGAATGCATCCATGGCATTCACAATATTATACTCGTACGGTACGTGGAGATAAAAAAGATCCAATTTCAACTTTCTTAAAAGAAGTTGGAATTCCTGTAGAAGATGATGTAATGAAACCAAATGACACTTATGTATTTTCATTTCCAGTAAAAGCCCCAGAAGGTGCAATTCTTAGAAATGATCTAACTGCTATTGAGCACCTTAACACTTGGTTGGTTTATCAACGTGCTTGGTGTGAACATAAGCCATCAATTACAGTATCTGTAAAAGAAGATGAATGGATGGAAGTCGGAGCTTGGGTTTATAAGCATTTTGATGAAGTATCAGGAATTTCGTTCTTGCCCCATTCAGATCACACGTATAAGCAAGCCCCATATCAAGAAACTACAGAACAAGAGTATAACGATTTGTTATCTCGCATGCCAAAGACTATTCGTTGGGAAGATTTGTCTTTTTATGAAACAGAGGATGGAACTTCTGGAACTCAAACTTTAGCGTGTAGCTCAGATGGCAATTGTGAGATTGTAGATATATCTGGTTAGTGGTAGAATATAGTATTGGGAGATTCCCAAAATTCCTGGGCACCCGCCCAAGAGGAGATGATTAAAATGGCTAAATTTGAAAAAGCCGATTTAAACAAGGATGGTAGAGTAACAATGACAGAACAAGTGTTAGCAGCTTTAGGAACTTATGCAAGAGCATTTTTGTCCGCTGCAATTGCTTTATATATGACTGGGAATACGAATCCAAGAGACCTTTTACTAGGTGGAGTAGCATCTGTTGCTCCAGTTATTCTAAAGGCTCTTAGTCCTTCAAACCAAGAATTTGGTTTTAAGAAAAAGTAATTAATTATTGTCTTAGATTAGAAATGCTCCTGTGCTAAAATTAGTACAGGAGTATTCCTATTTAGGAGACTATGGCAAATGGCAGGACAAAAGAACTTTGAAGTAGATCAAAATGCAACTTTTACCTTTATAGCAGAATATAAAGATTCAAGCAACAATGCAATTGATCTTACTGGCGCATCTGCAAAAATGCAGATACGTGATACAAAAGGTGGAAGTAAATTAGCAGTAACTTTAACATCTCCAAGCGGTGGTATTGTAATAGATGGACCACTTGGAAAATTAACTGTGACTCTTACTCCAACTCAAACAAACAAACTCTTTTATCCAAAATCTTCATATGACATTATGGTTATCGATTCTAACGGGAACAAAATAAAACTCCTAGAGGGTTTTATGACTCTCAGTAGATCGGTAACTATATAATGGCTGAATCCGTAGTAGTTAGACAAACATTAAATGAAGTAACAGTTTCATCTCCTGGTCCACAAGGACCAAGGGGTAAAACCATTTTAAATGGATCTGGTATTCCGTCAAGCAACCTTGGCCTTACTGGAGATTTTTATGTTAATAACACAACTCATGAATTCTACGGTCCAAAACTTAATGATTTAAATTGGACAGGCGCTACAATTATAGGATTATCGGCAGCAGGAGCAGATTACGCATTTAGGTATTCTTGGGAACTAGCACAAATAACTAAGACAGATATTGCACCAATTGTATATAGCGTTGTAATATTGCACAACCTTGGTTTTTATCCTAACGTAACAGTAAAAACAAGCGCAGGAGATATACTAGAAACTGGTATAGATTATGATAATACAAATCAAATTACACTGACAATGGCTCAACCATTTTCAGGGACAGCACATCTGTCTTAAAAAGGAGAAGAAAAAATGGCAAGAACGTATGCGGTCAGCTTAGACCTTAATAAAAATGAGTTGCTAAATGCAAGAATTCAAAATTTAGCATCAGCACCATCAAGTCCAGTTACTGGTCAACTTTACTATAACAATGTTTCAAATATTCTGTTTTTCTATAACGGAACAGAGTGGACACCAGCATCTGGATCTACAGAAGTTATTCAAGACGTTATTGGTTCAACGGTAGTAGCAGGCACTGGCTTAACAGCAACATACAATGATCCAGATGGAAGCCACACTATAAGATTAAACGATACTGCTGTTACAGCAGGTTCGTACGGTTCGACAACAGCAATTCCTACATTTACAGTAGACGCTCAAGGTCGTTTAACTGCAGCAGGAACCGTAAGTGTAGCAACAAATCTTTCAATTGCTGGAGATACAGGAACAGACACAGTTGATCTACTTACAGATACACTTACAGTATCTGGCGGAGAAGGAATTGATGTAGCAGTAACAAATAACACAATTACTGTATCTGCAGAAGATGCGACATCTAGTAATAAGGGTGTTGCCTCATTTAGCGCAACAGATTTTACAGTTACAGCAGGTGCTGTATCTCTTAATAAAGATCCAGTAATTACACTCTCAGGAGATGTAAGCGGATCTGCAACAATGACCAATTTAGGTGATGTAACAATATCAACTACAATTGAGCCAAACTCTGTTGCCCTTGGTACAGATACAACTGGCAACTACATTGCAACAATTGCTGGAACAACAAATGAAATTGAAGTTTCAGGTTCTGGCTCAGAAAATTCAGCAGTTACAATTGGACTTCCAGACAATGTTGAGATTACTGGCAATTTACAGGTAGGTGGAAACCTTAATGTAATAGGAACAGTAAACTCTGTAAATACAACACAAATTAATATTGAAGACAATAAGGTTAAGCTAAATAGCAATGCAACAGGATCTCCAACAGCAGATGCTGGTATTCTTGTAGAGCGTGGCACTTCGGCTGATGCTGAAATTCTTTGGAATGAGACATCTGATGTTTGGCAGATTGGTCAAGTTGGTGGAAGTTACCATAATATTGCTAGAAAATATGCAACAACAATTGGTGACGGAACAGCTACATCTTATACAGTAACTCACAATCTAGCAACCAAAGATGTTACAGTACAAGTATTTGAAACTAACGCAGACTACAATCAAATAGAAGCAGATGTTCAACATACATCAGATTCAGTAGTTACAATTAAATTTGCCGTAGCTCCGTCTTCTGGCGAATATAGAGTTGTTATTGTAGGATAAAATGTCAAGAAAATTTAAGTCTTTACTTAACTTAACTACACTCACTTCCGACCCTTTGGGGTCGGAAGGTGATGTGTTTTTTAATACAACAGATAAAGCCTTAAAAATTCATAACGGAACTACTTGGGTAACAATATCATCTAATACAGATCCAACTCCATTTTATATGCACACTCATACTTATGATGGGGATGTCCATAGTATCGATATAGAAAATCCAGTAACATTCCAAGACATTAATTCAACAAATAATACACCATCTACTCCACTTCCAATTATTATAGGAATGGATGGAGGAGATCCATCAGATACCCTAACAAATCCTTTATCGCAAGACTTAGATTTGTTTGATGGCGGAACATTATAAAAATAATACAGTATAATTAAACATGTAAGCAAGCAGTGCCTTAGAGGTAAAAATGACAACAAATTTTCCAACAAGCCTTGATAACTTAACTAATCCTAATTCTACAGATGAGTTAGTTGGTCATGCTCAACAGCATTCTAATGCTAATGATGCTATAGAAGCTTTACAAGTAAAAATAGGAATTAACGACTCTGCCAACATTAACTCTTTAGATTACAAAATATCAACTTTAGAGGGTCAAGTCTCTAACATAGGAGATTTGACTACAGCCACAGAAACCTTGTTTGGACTAGAAGGAAATAATAATTTAGTTGTAGAAGGTATTGAAAACAAAACAACGGTAGATTCTTTTGACTCTACAGTTCACAGAACAGTTAAGTATGTTCTTCAAATTTCAAGGGGATCATATTACTATTCTTCAGATATTTCAGTGTTGCAAGCAGGTAATGACATAAACATATCAGAATCTAACATCATATCAAACACAAATGATTCTTTGGCTACAGTCACATTTGAAAAGAATAGCGGTATAATAGCATTATGTGTAACTCCAGTTTCTACTGCAGTAACAGCAAGGTATTACAGAACGGCATTAAAAATATAGCAGTAAAAGGAGCAACAAATGGCAACAGTAGATAAGAATTTTAGAGTTAAGAATGGATTAGTTGTTGAAGGATCAACAGCTACAGTAAACGGAAAAAATGTAGTAACAGCAGGCGTCGTTGACGCTAAGGGTGATTTAATTGTAGGTAGTGCAGATGATGCAGTAGCTCGTTTAGGCGTTGGCACAAATGGTCAAGTTCTTACAGCAGCATCAGGTGCTACATACGGAGTTCAGTGGGCAGATCCAGCAGCTGTTGGTGTTTTTCAAACAGAAATTACTTTTGAAGGCGCAACAGCAGACGGTTTTGAAACTACTCTTGTCGTAACTGACCCTACAGCAGACCGTACAATTACGCTTCCAGATGCAACTGGCACAGTAGCACTTACTTCAGATGTTACTACACACGCAAATCTTACAGAAGCACACGGTGCAACTGGTGCGGTAGTTGGAACAACTAATACACAGACACTTACCAACAAGACTCTTACTTCTCCAGTAATTAATACACCTACTGGAATTACAAAGTCAGATGTTGGTCTTGGAAACGTAGACAACACTTCAGATGCAAACAAGCCAGTGTCTACTGCAACTCAAACAGCATTAGATCTTAAGGCCAACCTTTCTTCTCCAACATTAACTGGCACCCCGTTGGCTCCAACAGCAACAGCAGGAACCAATAATACACAAATTGCTACAACAGCATACGCAGACGCAGCAGTAGCAGCACTTGTAGACGGTGCACCAGCACTTCTTAATACATTAAATGAATTAGCAGCAGCAATTAATGATGATGCTAGTTTTACTACAACAATTACAACCTCAATTGGCCTAAAGGCTCCTATTGATTCCCCAACATTTACAGGTACAGTAACACTACCTTTAGGAACCGTTACTTCTGGAATGATTTTAGATGGAACAATTGCAACAGCAGACATTGCTGATTCAGCAATTACATCTGCTAAAATTGCAGATGGAACAATTGTAGACGCAGATATTAACGCATCAGCAGCCATTGCCCAGTCTAAGGTTGCAAATCTTACAACAGATCTTGGTCTCAAGGCTCCACTTGCTTCTCCAGACTTAACTGGAACACCTACTGCACCAACTGCAGCAGCAAATACAAATACAACCCAGATTGCAACCACAGCTTTTGCTAAGGCAGAAGCAGATGCTGCTCAATCAGCAGCAGAGGCCACAGCAGCCGCAGACGCTACTTCAAAGGCTAACGCAGCCCAGTCAGCAGCAGAATCTACAGCAGCAACAGCTAATACAGCACAGCAAAACGGAACTACATCATTTACAGCAATAAATTATAACTCTGTTGCCAAGCAAGTTGCCGCAACAACTGGAAACATTGTAACAGCAGCAGAAACAACAGCTATTTCATGGACAGCTGTAGACTACCGAAGCGCTAAGTTTGTAGTTAAAGTAAAAAATGGTGTACATACTCAGGTATCAGACCTAGTAGTTACACTTGATACTGCAAATAACGTAGCAGTTTCTGAATATGGAATTACATATTCAAACGGAACAGAATTAGCAGCAGTAACAGCAGATTATTCTGGATCAGATGTAAGAATTAGAGTAACACCAGCAAACGATAACACAGAAGTTATTGTTGTTGGAACATTAATTAAATAATTAAATAAAAGGTAAGGGGTCCTTTCAAAACCCCAAAACAATTAGGGGATATGTGAACTTAAATGTCTACAACAGATAAAAGTTTTAAAGTAAAGAATGGACTCAATGTAGCAGGAACTGCCACATTTGGGTCTAGTGTTGTTTTAGGCGAAACACCCCTTAGATTTGATACAGCAACAAATAAACTACAAATACAGCTAAATGGAACTTGGTCTCCTATAGCATTTACAGCAGATATTCCAGATTTAACCCAACAATTATCTTTTATGGATATTGGATTATCTATTGATTATAATGGTCAGCCTACTTATATAATTCAGGCTAATGGAGTAACAATATCTGGAGATAGCAAGTTTGTAGTTGGAGGATTAGTGGAAACCGAGTCATTTGATTTAGTTTTTGATTCAGGAGTAATACAGTAGTTTTAATGAAATAAATGCTATAATAGCAAATACGGCAGTAAAAGGGGTAATAAAATGTCAACAGTAAGAATTCAAGTAAGAAGAGGCGTTTCAACAGGATCAGGATCTTGGTATTCAGTAAATCCAACTTTAGCAGCAGGCGAAATTGGTCTGGAAACAGATACTGGTAATTTTAAATTTGGTAATAACGTAGATGCGTGGAATGATCTTCCTTATGCTTTAGCAGATTCTTTAGCAGATTATATTCCTCTTTCTCAAAAGGGTGTAGCTTCTGGTATAGCCTCTCTGGATTCAAGCGGATTTGTTCCAACAGCACAGCTTCCCCCTTTAGCTAAAGTTACTGTTTCTTCCGTTGCTGATCAAACTGCTAGATTAGCCCTTACTGCTGAAATTGGCGATATTGCAATTCAGACCGATACAGGCGCTTCATATGTTCTTCAAACAGCAGGAGCATCAACAAATGCTAACTGGAAAGAATTAGTCGGAAACGAAAAAGTACAAGATGTTATTGGAGCAATGCTTTCAGGAAATACTGAAACTGGCATTACCGTAACATATGAAGATTCAGACGGAACAATTGATTTTGTAGTAGCAGATCAATTTAGTACTCATACAACATCGGATCTTGCTGAAGGAACAAATTTATATTATACAACTGAAAGAGCACAAGATGCAGTTGGAGAAGCAGTAGGCACAGGATTATCTTATAATGATACAACTGGTGCCATATCAGTAAATACCGAAACAATTCAAGCAAGGGTTGCAAATGTCACAGATGTTGAAATAGGGTATCTAGATGGCGTAACCTCAGCAATTCAAACTCAAATTGATGCTAAGTCTCCCCTTACTTCTCCAACATTTACTGGAACAGTTTCTGCAGCAGACCTAACACTTTCTGGAAACTTAACAGTTAATGGAACAACTACTACTGTAAATAGCACAGCGGTAAATGTAAATAATCAAGTAATTTTTGAAGGTGCTACCGCTGATGCATTTGAAACAACATTAACTACTGTTGAGCCAACAGCAGATAGAAGCGTTTCACTTCCAGATGCTTCAGGATCAATTGTTTTAGCAGATAACACCGAAATTTTATCAAACAAAACAATTAACTTTAATGCAAATACATTAACCGCTACGATTGCTCAATTAAATACTGCTGTCAGCGATGCGGACCTAGCCACACTTGTTGGAGTAGAAACATTAACAAATAAAACTTTAACTTCTCCAAAAATTAATGAAGAAGTAGCACTCACAGCAACATCCACAGAGCTAAATGTTCTTGATGGAATCACCTCATCTACAGCCGAACTAAACATTCTTGATGGCGTAACATCTTCAACCGCAGAATTAAACACTCTTGATGGAATTACAGCAACCACTGCAGAATTAAATATACTCGATGGCGTTGTTGCAAGCACAGCAGAAATAAATAAACTTGCTGGAGTTACTGCAACTTCAGCTGAAATTAATACTTTAACTGGAATTACTTCTACCGCTGCAGAATTAAATATTCTTGACGGAGCAACATTATCTGTAACCGAATTAAATTATGTTGATGGCGTTACTTCAGCCATTCAAACACAGCTAAACAATAAGCAAGCAGTTGTTGCCGATGTGTCAGATACTGAAATTGGATATCTAAATGGTGTCACTTCAGCTATTCAGACTCAGATAGATGCTAAAGCACCACTAGCCTCACCAACATTTACAGGTACTGTAACACTTCCTGCAAATACAATTTCACAAGTTCATATAAGTGATGACTCAATTGGAACAAATGAAATTGGTGGACTTGCGGTTACAACTGAAAAAATTGCCGATAGCGCAGTTACTTCAGCCAAAATTGCAACAGGAACAATTGTCAATGAAGACATTAATTCTTCGGCAGCGATTGATTGGACTAAATTAGCAATATCTTCAACAGTATCTGCTATAGAAGCTGGATATTTAGATGGAGTCACAGGCGCAATTCAAACACAATTAGATGGAAAGCAAGCAACTGTTGCTAATGTTTCAGATGTTGAAATTGGATATCTTGATGGTGTTACTTCAAGCATTCAAACACAGCTAGATGCTAAGTCAACTGCTTCTAAAACTGAAACTCTAACTAACAAAACTTTAACCTCTCCAGTAATTAATACACCTACTGGAATCACAAAATCAGATGTTGGACTTGGAAATGTTGACAATACAGCAGATTCAAACAAGCCTGTTTCTACTGCTACACAAACAGCACTTGATCTTAAGTTAGCACTTGCTGGTGGAACAATGACAGGGGCCATCACTTTGCATGCTGACCCATCATCTTCACTGCATGCTGCAACAAAGCAGTATGTTGACAACACAGCATCAGGAGTTATTGCAAAGCCACAAGTTCTTGGAGCAACTACAGCAAACATTGATGCTACATACAGCAATGGTACAGCTGGAGTAGGTGCAACTCTTACACACAATACAAACGGAGTATTTCCTGCAGAATCAGGTGGAGCATCAGGTTGGGCAGTTGGAAAAGGTATTCTTGTAAAGAATCAAACTAATAAGGCTCAAAATGGTAGATACTACGTCTCAAATATGGGATCTATTTCAACACCTTATGTTCTTACTCGTTGTACATATTGTGATGAAGCATCAGAGATTCCAGGTGCATACATATTCGTACAAGATGGAACAAACGCTGGAACTGGCTGGATTCAAGTAGTTGCAGACCCTGCAACATTTGTTGTTGGAACAGATAACATTGATGTATTCCAGTTCTCAGGTTCAGGAACAATCACAGCAGGAACAAATATTTCTGTAAGCGGAAATGAAATTTCAGTAATCGCAACTCCATCACTTTCTGGCGTAGCATTTACAGACGGTACACAGACAAAAGAAGGAACTCCTTCTCGTACACCAATTATTCAAAAGACAGCAGCATATACTTTGTCAGCCCTTACTGAAAGAGATTCATTAATTGAGGTATCTTCAGCAACTGGTGTAACAATATCAATTCCTGTAGATGCTACTCTAAACTACCCAATCGGAACATCTATTGATATTCTTCAAACTGGAGCGGGACAGGTAACAATTGCTGCAGTAACACCAGGAACAACAACAGTAAATGCAACACCTGGCTTAAAACTTCGTACAACTTGGTCATCTGCAACTCTCTTTAAGAGAGCAGCAAATACTTGGGTAGTCTTTGGCGATCTAACAGCGTAATAAAAATTCAATAAAAATAGGAGATATAAATGGCATCAGGAAAAAAGATAGGTAAGAAGTCACAAGCTTCAAATGACTTTTTAGAGCCAATGGCTCCTACTAGTGTAACAGCAACAGATGTTGGAACTGGAAGAGCTTTTAATAATGGCGCCGCAACAGTATCTTTTTCTTTACCCGCATTATCTCCAGCAGCTACATCATTTACCGTAACCTCATCTCCTGGAGGCTATACTGGAACTGGATCATCTTCTCCAATTACAGTATCTGGTCTTCAGTCTGCCACGGCTTACACATTTACCGCAACAGCATCAAATGCCGCAGGAACATCTGTAGCATCTTCTGCCTCAGCTTCAATTACAGCTACTACAGTTCCTGCTCAGATGTCTGCTCCAACTCCAACTGCTGGAGTTAATCAAAACTCAATTGCTTTCTCAGCACCAGCAACTGGTGGAAAAACAATTTCAGGATATAATATTTCTGGCTCTGATGGAACTTCTGGTTCTGGGGCGACTTCTCCAATTGTTATTGGTGATACTGCTAATACATCACAAACATACACAATTACTGCAACTAATGCTAATGGAACTTCTGTTGTCTCTAATGCTTCTGGATCCATTACTACATTGGCTCCGTTCTTCCCACCATTCTTCCCACCGTTCTTCCCACCGTTCTTCCCGTTCTTCCCACCATTCTTCCCGTTCTTCCCACCATTCTTCCCACCATTCTTCCCACCATTCTTCCCACCGTTCTTCCCGTTCTTCCCATTCTTCCCATTCTTCCCACCATTCTTCCCACCATTCTTCCCGTTCTTTCCACCATTCTTCCCACCGTTCTTCCCACCGTTCTTCCCGTTCTTCCCACCATTCTTCCCACCATTCTTCCCACCATTCTTCCCATCATTTGGATCTAGGTACTACTGTACTGGATCAGATGTTTACTACTACGGAACCCCAGGCTGTAGCTATCCTGGCCAATGTACTACATCTATGACAAGTGGAGGCTCTTGCTAATGATATATAGAAAAGAAAAGAGATAATATGATTACTGACTTAGACATTACTTATAACTATGATAGAGATAATCTAAAAGGAGCTCCTTTAGTTTTTGTTATTGATGGAGAGTGCCTGTATGATTATGTGTTTACAGAAGAGGGTGTTGACCTTCTTACAAAAAATAAGGGAATACGCAATGTTTCTAGTGAACATCCATCACATGATGGCTCCACTCTTGAGATTATCAAAGAAAATGATGAAGTTGAGTTATACCAAACTAATGAATATTTTGGTTCAATTTTATTAAGCGAACCTCTTATAGTAAATTCAACTCATTATCCTTATGGTCATTATGTTAGATCACCTTATGCATCCTTTGACGGAGAAAAGTTTATTATTAAAAATATAACAGTTCATGGAGATTATCAATTAACTGAGTGGCATATAAAAAACCCAAATCACCCTAACTATGTAGCTCCATAAAAATACCTATGATACAATTAAAATAAAAAGGGTATAATTATGTCAGAAAAAAGCGCATGGGAAAAGTATAAAGAAAAAAATGGGGTAACTCCATTAGATATGCTTAACCCAAATACAAAACGTATATCAAAAGAAGATGCCGCAAAAAGGTTTAATATTTGTAAATCTTGCCCTGAATTAATTAAACTAACATCTCAATGTAAAAAATGCGGTTGTTTTATGAAGGCAAAAGTTACGCTTGAAATTTCAAAATGTCCTATAGACAAGTGGTAGCACCAAAGAACCACTTGCTATATATAACACTTAAATGTTATAATAGTTATTGTTAATATAGAGATGGGAATCTTATGGATATTTATGACGAAAACAGCAATCATTGGTTTACTAAAGATAGGTCAGAAACTGCTTTAAATAGAGTAAATAGATTGCTGCCTGGGAATAATGTTTCTGTTAGTAACCCTGGGCTAGGTTTAAATATTTATCATAATGTATTTTCTAAAGATGATTCAGCAAGATATATCGATACCCTTGAAGAAAATCTTTCAGGAGATAAAAGGTATAAGTGGTCTGAAGCGCAAGTAACAAATTCTAATGTGCCAATTAAAAAGGCAAGAGACTGTGTAGACTTTAAATATAAGCAAGAAAATCTTGGCACAAGAGACGAGTCTAATGCAGATTTAATTGACCTTCATGAAGAAATATATCAAAAACTAAAGATGTGTATAGATGACTATGCCCACTATTGGGGTATAAACGTTACGTATTACGAAGCCTTTAATTTTGTAAAATACGAAGGTGAAGGAACTCATTTTAATATTCACGCTGATCACGGACCTTCTTATAATTGTACCGTTTCTGCTGTTATTTACATTAACGATGATTATGAAGGCGGGGAAATAAAGTTCCCAAGATTAGACAATTTTGTACATACTCCTAAAGTTGGAGATATAGCAATTTTTCCATCAAACTATATTTATGAGCATGCATCGCTACCTATGAAACAAGGAACAAAGTACTGTGTTGTTATTATGACAGATATTAATGAATTGAGTCATTAATGAATAAATTGGCAATTTTTAGATCTTTTAGGCCCTGGCTAAATAAAGATAGTGTTTCTGTTCCAGTACCAACACAAAACGTTATTCCACAATGGTATAAAGATGCAGACAGGTTTGCAAAAAATCCAATTAATAATGAATACTATAGCGCACCAAAAGAAACATGCCCCTTTCCAAAAGAGGGCACTGTAGATGATTATGGAAAAATTCCTACATGGAAAGCATGTCCTGCAATTATGGATGGATTTTCAACTGGGTATGTTTTTAAAACCCCTTGTGATTTAGTATTTTCTAAAAACGCACAGGGAATTATTAATGTAAAGATTGAGGACAAAAGATATAAAGATTTCTGTACTCAAAGACCCCCTATGCCACAGTTTGAGCATCCAGCAGGTTACTACAAGCATCATTTTGCTTGGAGTTCAGATTGGGGACTTGAGCTTCCAGAAGGCTACAGTGCGCTATTCATGACACCAATGAATAGGTTTGATTTACCATTTTTAAATACAACTGGGGTTGTTGATTCAGATAAGGTCCATTTACTTGGAAGTTTTCCATTCTTTATTGCAGAAGGTTGGGAAGGAACAATACCAGCAGGAACCCCATATCTACAAGCTTTGCCATTCAAAAGAGAAAATTGGGAAAGTCAAGTAGAAATATTGGGACAGTCTGAGATTTATGATAAGATGTTTAATAATATGAAATTTTATAGACAGCCTGACGGCGGGGTATATAAAAATAAAGTTTGGTCAAGACGAGAATATAAATAAGGAGAATAGTATGAAAACATGGACAGAGAAGATAGACCTTGGTAATGGAATATTTTGCTATAAAGGCGTAATTAAAAAAGAAATTGATGTAATAAAAAGAATTGAAGATAACCTTAAGCCAGAAGGAGATAATACTGGATATAGTTGGCAGCCTGCATATGTTGGATACAAACAACTAATGCCAGACTATAGAGATTGTAATGATTTTAAGTTTAAAAAAACTGATATTGAAAATGATAAAAGCCAAGTTAGTTTAAGCCTACAATCTCTTTGGCAAGATTTGTATGATGTAAAATCACCAGCAGTAGATGATTATTGCAAAATGTATAACATTAATAATTTAAAATATTGGGAAGCTTTTAATTTTATTAAGTATGGCCAAGGTCAACACTTTATGGAGCACCACGATCATGGCTTTTCCTATAACTGTACTGTTTCTTTAGTTTCATATGTTAATGATGACTATGAAGGTGGAGAGCTATTCTTTAGACTGCAAAATTTAAAGGTTAAACCAGAGGCTGGAGATTTATTTATTTTCCCATCAAACTTTATGTATCCACATCAAGCAATGCCAGTAACTTCTGGAATTAAATATTCTATTGTAACGATGCTTGACTACAGCAAAAAGTTTCACACTCCAGAAATGTATAGCGCAGAGGCAGACTAATGTTCAATATCTCAGTTGAAAAAACACAGGGGTCTTTGTTTGATATTCAACCTATGTCAATTAAAAGAGATTGGATGGATGTAACATCAGAGGGTCATGCCTATAGATGTTTTCCAGTTACCCAGTCAAACGTAATTGGTTGGAGCCTTTCTTGTGTAGAGGATATTGAGTTTATTTGGGATGGAGTTAATGATCAAACCCCAGATCGTATTGAAATATTTAGCCCAGCGGGAGCATATTCTGGAAGAGGTCAATCTTCTATAAGTTTAAATACGGGTTTAGTTTTTAGAACAGACAAAGATGTAAGTATTTTTACTATTAATCCAGTAAATTATTTTAGTAATGAGTTTGAAACTATGTCATCTTTAATGAGCACTTCTTTTTATGACAATCCCCTGCCTTTAGCTATTAAAGCAAAGGTAGCAAACAAAAGAGTAATTATTAAAGCTGGAACCCCAGTTGCTACGATTATTCCTATATCTTTATCAAATTTAAACGGTACAAATATTGAAATTGTTAAATATCAAGATCAAGATAGAAAAAGATTAGACGCAAATATTTCCTATGGATCTGCTGCACAGGTAATAAATTCTACTGGGAAATGGACAGACTGGTACAGAGATGCAGTAAATGAAAAAGAAGAAACCCAGGGCTCTCATGAGGTAAAAATATTAAAACTAGGCGTAAGAGATTATACGAAGGGTGATATAATATAAATATGGAACAAAACAAAGACTCGTATACAGTAGTAAAAAGAACACCATCCATAACTCCATCTGGATGGTTTGGTGATAGCAAAGACATGATTGTCGAGCTAGAAAACTTTATGACCCCAGAAGAAATAGAGTTTCTTGAAAAGGCCGCCAAGTCTTTAACAATTTGGGACGTAACGGAAAGCCACATGAATGAGAATGGTACTGTTACCTATGACTCAGAATATTGGAAAGATAGAGTTGCAACTCAGCCAACTTTAGATAAAAATGATCCTAGAATATCTCCAATAGTTGCAGGCTTATTCCAAAGACTAAAACCAATTGTTGAAGAATTTTATAATGTAAAGGTCCATCCTACTGGAACAACTATTGTGAAATGGCTTCCTGGACAATTTCAAAATCCTCATGCAGATAAAGAGCTTCACGAAGGGCCAGATGCTGGAACCCCTAATGATTTTCCAAACTATGACCTATCAAGCCTATTCTATTTAAATGATGATTACGAAGGTGGAGAATTATATTTTCCATTACAGGGAGTTCAATTTAAACCTAAAAAGGGCGCTGCTTATTTTTTCCCAGGAGATAAAAACTATGTTCACGGAGTGACTGAAATTAAAAGCGGACTAAGGTTTACATGCCCATTTTTTTGGGAAATTCTAGAGCACACAGGAGAAAGGAAACCGTAGATGATAAACGAAAACCTTGAAGCGGTAGAAATATATCCTAATATACTTGTGTATAAAAACCTTTTTAAAGACATATCAAAGTCATATAAGGTTCTGACAGATTCTTTAGTAGAAACAGAGGATAGGCTATTTAGTCCATGGACCCAGTGGTCTATTTTTGGAGACTATTTAAATCCAATAATTCCTAATTTTTCTATGTCAGACAGACACGGAAATTTAAAAAATATTAAAGCTTCAACAGAAATTCAAGAAAATCAAAAAGATTTTGCTATAGAAATGATGGAAAACTTTCATGTAGTAACAGAAGATTATATTAAAAGATATAATATTGATGTAGATTTAAATGAAAAATCTATAGATGAGGATGGAAATTCTGTACCAACTTGGAGATGGACAGGCGGAACAATAGGAAAGTATCATTTAAGCAATAAAGATCAAGAAGTTGGAATGAGATATCATTCAGACTACATGAGAGAACAAGGTCATGCCCCAGGATATAAATTTATTATAACATGTACAATATATTTTAATGACAATTATGAAGGCGGAGAGATTGACTTTGTGATGAGAGATAAACTTGTAAAGTATAAGCCAGAGGCAGGAGATCTATTAGTTTTTCCATCAGGTCATCCAGATTACTTAACGGAAGATGGAATGCCTTATCTACATGGGGTTATGCCATCATATAATAATAATAAATTTTTATCAAGAATGTACTGGCAAAAGTATCAAAAGGGTACCGATGAATGGTATAAAAAAGAAAAAGAATTTGGAAAAGAAGTTTGGGCTGGAATGCAAAAAGATTTAGAAGAACAGTTTAAAAAAGATCATCCTCAAAGAAACGTAATAGAAAATGGAGTAAGACTAAAATGAATTTAAATAATAAAGATAGGATAACAAAAGACATAGTTGTTTATAAAAACTTTATAAGCAGAGAGGATTGCACAAAAATGATTCAAGCCTTAGATGCTCAAGCAAGTAACGGTGCAATTTCTTGGATGCCTATTTCATTTTATGAGTCATACTCCTCTGTACTTCCACAAGACAACGATCAAGAATTGCTTGATGCTGGGCTATCTCCAACTATATTTTCAGACATTGAAAAAATAATGCCAGAGGCAATTGCTTCAGTTCACGACCTTGACCCAGAAACAATTTCTAAAATTGGATACCATACGCAAAAGTGGGAACCAGGGGCATATGCAAGAATGCATTCAGATAACACAGATGCCGAAGGAAATTCTGGAGCATTCACAAGAAGCAGATATGCAGGATTTTTATATTTAAATGATGATTTTACTGGAGGCCTTTTGAAGTTTCCAGGTCAAGACATAGAGATTAAGCCAGAGGTAGGAATGCTTGCAGTATTTGATGGGGGATTTAACAATATGCACGAAGTCTCCTTAATAGAAAGCGGAGTAAGATATACTATAGGTTCATTTTGGGATGATAGAGAAGAGTCTGATTATCCACAAGAGTTAAGAGATAAATGGGCGGAAGAGATGAAAGAGACAAGAGCTAAGCAAGAAATTGAAAGAGCTGAATGGCAAGATCTTTTAAAAGAAGGCTGGAAACTAGATGCTGCTGGAAATAAGTATAAGGTAGAGGACTTAGAGAAGAATGTCTAATTTTTTAAAAGATATATTATTAGAAAATAATTTTAAAATTGAAGAGATTACTGATGACGTTGTATTAATTAAAGATTTCTTGTCTAAAGATGAGATAGATCAAATTTTTAATATTATAGACTCAACCGCAAATGAGGAATGGTTTATAGAATACCATGCTAACTTAAAAAACTTTTGTATGCAAAAATTTGGAAGAGATGATGTTGATAATCTGGTTGCTGAAGGCAAGTTTGAAATAACTCAAAACTGGCAAGATAAAAATTTAAATATAGCACATTATTCATTTCAAAAAGATTTATACGATAGATTAAATAAATTGGTTCAAGTTGCTAATGATAAAATAGAACTGAGTGGCTTTGCAACTATTCAAAGAATGCAGGAAGGCGTTAAATTAACAGCGCACACGGATCAAGATACAGATCCATCAATTAGATATGCTGCTATTTTATATTTAAACGATGAATATGTAGATGGAGAGTTATTTTTTCCTAATAAAGATTTGACCTTAAGGCCTAAACCAGGAGAAATGTTAATATTTCCAGGAGATAAAGAGCATGAGCATGGAGTAAAGCATGTAGGCCCAGGACCAATAAGATATGTACTAGTTGGGTTTATTAAAGAAAAAAATTTTTACGATAACAATAAATACTAAAGGGAGAAGCAAATGGATAAAGAAATTTTACATGAAAAGGTATACTACTATGAAAGTGGTGTAAAGAATTTTGATCAGCTTATGAAAACCATTGATGAGTTAGATGATCTAAGCGCTTTAGAAGAAAACCCTTTATGGGGAGACTGGACATCTTCAAATGATAAAAGTTTTATATATGGTCAGACACAAGCCTTTGATTTAAATCAAATTAACCAAATGGAGGAGCCGTTTAAATCTAAGACAGAGTATATCTATAATACAATTATGGAATCAATGCATGATGTATGTAAGGATTATGCCGATTCTATAGGAGACACTGATGAGCCAAGATTATTCCCCGTATTTAATATTAAAAAGTATAATACTGGAGCCGCAATGGGTTCACACTATGATCAACTAGATGGAGATACTACTTTAAGATATTCTCTAGTGATTTATCTAAATGACGATTGTGAAGGTGGAGAAATCTCATTTAAACTTGCCGACTATAGCGCTATTGATCAAAAGCCAAGTGTAGATCCCGACTATGATGTTGCGTTAAAAAACGGTGGAGTTGATTTTGGAGTAAAGCCAAAAGCAGGAAGCATTATTATATTCCCTTCATCAGCACCATATTTCCATACCGCACATATTGTAAAGTCTGGTATTAAGTATATGGTTCCAGGACATTGGATTCATAATAAAATGGAATTGCATAATAGCACACAAAACTCAATGCTACAGGGATAACCCATGATAGTAAATAAAATTTATAATGGTATATATGAAATAGAAAATTTTATTACCGATGAGGAAAACGGACAAATATTTAAAATAATTCATTCTTTGAAAGAAGAAGATTGGTTTGTTGATAGAGATGATTACACTACTCCAGGATTTTGGTTTGGAAAATCAATGTTCTTTGAAGCATCACCACCATTATTAATTAAAGATATAAACAAAAGAATAGACTCTCTTTTTATGTTTTCTTCTGGGATGTCTAATATAACATGTATAAACAGATACTCTAAAGATGAAAGCATGGGAAGACACAGAGACAATCATACCAAAGATGGCGATATTTATTCTGCTTATGGAGTAGTCTTGTATTACAATGATAACTACATCGGCGGAGAAATTGAATATCCAGATTTAGATATTAAGATAAAGCCTAAAGCAAAATCTTTAATAGTTCATAGTGGAGATATACTTCACGGAACTTGTCCTGTAATTGATGATAATGTTAGATATTTTTCAACAGCTTTTGTTAAAGAAAAAATTGGCACCCCCGTAAAATTAAACCCAGAAGTATTTGGAGAAAATTAATAATATGCAAAAAACTGCTATTGTAACAGGTGCTAGCAAAGGCGTTGGCTTAGCCACAGTTAAGCGGCTGTCTGAAAATGGTTATAAGGTGATTGCTGTCTCAAGAAATCTGTCTAGGGTATCTGAGTTAATATCTGAAAATGTTGAGGTTTATCAGCTAGACATAACAGACTCTAAAGCAATAGAAACCTTCTTTAATAAGTATAAAAATATTACTCTGGATCTTTTAGTAAATAATGCTGGTGGAGGATCTGGCCCAACTTATATTATTAATGAGACTCCAGAAAACTTCAGAAGAGCTTATGATATAAATGTCACTGGCCCAATGTACTTGTCTCAACTATTTGCTCCTTGTATGGAAAAATCTGAATCACCTACTATTATCTTTGTTACTTCATTTGGAGGCAAAATTCCATATCGCGGTGGAGGCAATTATACTAATGCTAAAAGAGGTGAGCGTGGCTTAATTGATACAATGAGACTAGAGTTTCCTCAATTTGGAATTAAGATAACAGAGATTTGCCCCGCAACTATTGATACTCAAGAAGAAAAGAGAGATCAGGCTTTAACTGCGGAAGATTTGGCGGAAGCAATTTATTGGGTTGG